GTTTTCAAATAACTTGTTTAATGCATCCAACATGTGATTCTCCTATTATTGGAGATTACTTATTATGCCTAATAAGCTCTCTTTGAGATATTTTTGCGCCTGTGGATCACCCTTCACTTCTTGTGCTATACGAAAAGCGTTATAACCACCGCGTGTATTCATTAGGTGTTCATAAATTGGTGTAGGATATGCTCCAGGTGCAGATGGCTGGGCCACCATATCTACTGTGATAATCTCAAAATCTGAGACTTCGTTTGATCCGTCATTACTGACATTTCCAGAACCTCTTGATGAGACACCTAATTTAACTCCACTTTCCAGCATTGTTTTAATTAACTGTCCCATAGGAGTTGGCAAGATTTTAAGCTTGCCATATCCATTAGGACCTTCCATCCACATATTAGTTATCATGTGGCTTACTCGATCTAAATTTATTTTTAAATCATCGGGATGATCTACTTCTCCGAGGACTGAATAACCGTTCTGAATCTGATCGTTGAGGGTTTTAACAGCCTTGCTAATCTCACTCACAGGATAAACCCGCTGGTTTGCATTTCGGATTCCACCTTGAATGCAAATACCAGACATGTACAAGTTTTTCCCTTCTCTGTCATCAGATTCAACGATCATTTGTGCTTCGTTGAAGCTGAGGTTTTCTCGGAGATATAACATAGATTATTTCCCGCTCACAGGTCCGTAAGCTTTAACGCCGCCTGATTGACCTTTGCGTTCCGCACCATGTCCTTTACTAACAGGTTTCAATTTTGGTGCTTTTGAATTACCTGGGACGTTTTGGTTACCACCATCCATTTTTTGTGTAGATGGTTTTAACAACCCACCTTGTGTTCCACCAGTTGTTGATGTACCACCACGTGCGATGTTAGCTGTTGTGCCACCCATATCATTTTTACCTGCTAATGGGCTACGTGTTTGAACACCGTTATCACCGTGTTTAGGTAATGCAACTTTGTTCACATATTCCATAAATGCTTCGAATTCATTTTGTTCTTCTGGTTGATTTTCAAAAGAGTGAGTCACATGTACTTCTTTAACGCCACTGTCGCCAGCGCCTAAATCTGCACCGAATTCATCTTCTTCACCACCGAATTCATCTTCTTCACCACCGAATTCGTCACCTTCTTCATCACCGCCAAACATATCAGCGTGTTCTGGTTCGCTTTCTTCGCCAGCCATTAATTGGTCCAATTCTGATCTCAATTCGTCAATTGCATCTTCAAGGTCAAGAATTCTGTCTTCGTAGTCACCTTCTTCTGAATCATCATCTTCTTCATCATCACCAAAATCTGGTGCATCATCTTCTTCATCATCTTCTGAATCATCACCTTCTTCGTCATCACCGAAATCTGGTGCATCATCTTCTTCATCATCGAAATCTGGTGTGTCAGTTTCTTCTTCCTCTTCTTCCTCTTCAGGACCACCGAAATCAGATTCTAATAATTCTTCATAAATTTCACGTGATTTTCCAACAACAATGTTGTGGAAAATTTCTTTTGCTGCTTCTTGATCTTCATTGATCAAAGCTTCGAGCATAGCTTCAAATTGTGCGCGATCTGTCATGTATAATTCTCCTGTGATAATTACAAGCAAGGCTGTATCTTATTTACTTTATTTAGTAAAAATAGTGGTATAATAGTCAAAAAACGTTATATTTCGCGTTATACGGGTGGTGCTGCCGGGGTTGAATACATCGAATGTATAAATCCTAGTTCACTCTCTTGTTCTAAAATATGAGCTTCGCTACTTTTACGAAGCTCATTTAATTGTCGAAGTGTCAACCGAGTTTTGCGTGTATCACCACGCAAAAATGTTCCACCATCACGCTCTGGTTCATAACGTAATTCACTAGCCATTTGTCTAGTATCAGGATCTATGTAAAATAATTCTCTTAAAATCATAATAGTATTTATACCGGTGGAGGTGTTACTGGTACTGCACCCGCAGCTGAAGCAACTGGCGCTGCTCCTGTTCCATCAGTTGGCAATTCTCCTTCCATTTCTGGAGAGATTCCTAAATCACCCGCCATGCCTAAATCGCCCTCAATACCTGCCGCCGACAATCCAGCGCTACGCAATTCACCAGCTGCATCAGTATGTGTAGGCTGTCCTTTACCACTTTCTTCGCCCCATAAACGTTCGTTTTCTGCCACCTCATCATCAGTTAAACCAAGGAATCGTTTCAAAGCAAATCGTTTACTCATATAGGGTATAGCTTGCAATGTGTTGAACGTATTGATACGTTCACTATCTAACGATGCTTGTCTGGTGCTAGCAAAATTAATTGGTGGATTGAAACTTAATTCAAATAAACTGGCATCAATGTTTACCCCTCGATTGTTCATGTACAATTTAAATTCGCTATCAAATGCTTCTGTAATCAAACACTGTAATCTCTCGCAATATTTGTTAAATCGCAATTCTTGAATATATGCTGTACCAACTCGGCCATCATTAAAACTAGCTTGGCTGTCGTCTGCACCAGTTGGCAAATATGAACTTGGAATTCGTAATCCACGGAATAATTTATTGGTGAAATATTTTAAATCATCAATTTCGCCAAGATTTGTACCACCAGGCAATGTATCTACTTTACTCCCACGACCATCAGCAGTCATTGGGAAGAAATAATCTTCATTAATTGATAACGGATTGTAAGCTGAATCGATTACATTTTGACCGCCACCAGTTTGACTTGGTATTCTTCGTTGATGTATTTCATTTTTCACACGTTCAACAAATGCCATAGCTAAATGGCTAGGCATATTGCCAACATCAATGTGGAATATACGGCGTTCAGGAGCACGTTGAATACGATATATTAAGATCGCATCTTCAAGTAATTCTTTTTGTTTATATACTTTAAATATATTTTCTAATAAACTATTACCAAATGGGTAATTATTATCAAGACCTTCTGATAATGACAAATGAACTACGTGTTCTGCATCAATTGCGTTTTCTGTTTCAGATAACCCCCATCTACTACCAGAGCTACTAGAAGGATAAGCACCAGATGTCCCACGTTGTGTCGAACTTGTTCCCAAATATCCGCTACTTGGAATCACCCCACCACCATTTTGTCGTGGATTAATGTTTGGTGTTATCTGTGTTGCAACTAAATTTTCAAAATTAGGTGCTAAATCTTTAATAACGTATTGTTCTGGTTTTTTACCATCACTTTCATTTACAATTATTTTTACAATTTTACTTGGATCAACCCATGACCATTTCTGTGTTTCTGGGTCTCTGATGAAGAATGCATCACCATATTTGAATACATTTCTAACAATTCTAAAAATCCTAGTATCAAACAATTGTAATGTATTCCATTGTTGTAAATATTCACCAAGAATTCTTACTTCAGAATTTGTTGCTTTACTTCGCCATTTAACAGTAAATGGGCTTTTTCCATCTTTTAATTTTTGTGTACAGAATTCAGCTAGAATATCTAATGCTGCATTGATTTCTGGGTCACTATCCATTACTTCATACTGTTGGTATCTGTCAACTCTGTTTGGACTACCAGTATATACGTCTGGTAAATAACTAGAATAATTAGTTCTAGCTGGTCCAGGTTTAGAGTTGGAGTTTAATCCCGATACTGGACTTAATCCAGATCCCTCAGCCACCGGTGTAAAATACTTTTTCCATGTCATTTTAAAAATTCCTTATCTTGCGTTTAAATTAGGCGATAATTGCTTGGTTGCACGATATTGTTTATCAGTGGTTTCCAACATGTCTGATGTTGTTGATATTAGTTTAACCATTGATGTATTTAACGTTGCTAACTGCTCATTGATATCTTTTAAGGTTATATCAGATGCACCAGATGATGTTTCTTGTGTAACTTGTGGTGCTTGATTCACAGGTTCTATAGTAGGCTGTGGCATTTGATTCATTAAATTCGACGAAGTCATAGAAACAGAATTCATCATATTTTCAATGATATTTGCTTGTTTGCCACCCATTGTCTTTTGCATATCTGCTAAAAATTCTGGCACTTTTCCTTTTGGAACCACCGCCTCATTTCCATGTAAAATCGCTGACATTCCTGTACCGAAATCCTTGCCAAACCAATCACCAAATGATTCTTTTGTGCCGTTGGCAAATTGATTTTTCGTAGTAGAACCACCACTTGATGCCGCTAGGTTACCCATTAATTGGACTGTTGCGGCTGATATTGATTTAATATTTGATAAGCCTTGAATAGCACCCTTTTCTAACATTGAACCTATATCTTTAATAAATGTTCCGCTATCAATAGATTTAACAAAATCCTTACCAAAATCACCATACATTCGGTCGGACATTGGTTCGCCTGTTTTTTTATCGATTGTTGATATAAAATCATTAACTGTTGCCCCTTCGGTATTTTTCTTACTAACTGCATCGGCAAATCTAGCATTAGCTGCCAATACTGCTTCTTGAGGTTTTTTTGCAGCATCTTCAATCGCTCTACCAGTTTTAACAAGAAATTCAGTACTGGCTGCTTCAGCTGCGATTTTTCCGGATCCAGTTTTACTTTCTACTGCAAGTTCAGCTTTTTTTCTGTTTTCCGCAGCAGCTTCTGCTTGACTTATTTTTAGGTTTTCAGCGGTTGATTGAATACCTTCTGATTGCTGTCGAAATCCCAGCATAATTTCACCCTGGGTAGTGGCAACTTTATTAAAACCAGAATTAGCCGCTATTTGCTTTTGTACTTCAGTAGAGTTCATCCGTATGGCGATTTGTTCGTTGATTGATTCAATTTGCTTTTTATACGTTTCAGCCTCTTCCTTTGTACCAGCGTGTTTTAAATTCTCAACTGCATTTCTCAATGGTTCTGCTAACTCACCAATTCCTTGTGCAACTTCAAGATTTTTCTCAGTCAACGCACCACCAGTAACATAGTTTTTTATTAAGTCTCCAACAATTTTTGGTGTATTTTGAATAACACTGTCAACGGAAGACTTTGCTTCTTTATTGACATTCACATTAAGTGCTGCTTGATATTTCATGTCATTTTTGTTTGCTTCCATGATAGAAATTTGTTCTTTTCTACTAATTCCGTATAATTGAGTGGTTTTATCCATCTCTTTACCAAGTTTATTAACTGATTCAAATAACAGATTCTGATTTTCGACCTTTGATAAATCCAAATGCCGCTGTGTCGTCATTGACATTGCTAGTAATTTGTTTTGTTCACCAGTTGTCCATGCCATTTTAGCCAATGATTCAGAAGCACCAGAATCACGAAAGCTAGTGGCAACAGATGTAAAAATCTTGCCACTTTCATTCATAGTACCACCGAGTCCAGCAAACCCACTACCAGCTGCTTGAATCGAATCCGCCCATTCAGCCATGCTCATTCTTGACTTTGCAACACTAGCATGTAAGCCGATAGCATCATTATTCCAATTTGTACCAAATGTACTCGTAGCAGTTTGCCATTCTTTTAATACATTACCCACTGCTCCAGTAAAGCCGTTAACAGCAGTAGTCGCAGAGCTAAACGGATTACTCCAGTCAGTTGACTGCCGAAAACCAGCGCTGTTTCCTGTTTGATTTTTGGTTAATGAATCTCTAATTTCTGCTAATAAATCATCTGTTCTAGACATAACTTTTTCCGTAAAATATGCGTATATAAATACTAATTATATTTATGCGGAGAAAAACATGTCAGCAAATCCATTAAAAGATTATTTTAGACAACCAAAAATTTTTTTAAAACTACCTTCATTAGGTCGGTTTAATGATTCAACTACCATTACGGGAAATGTTGAAAACTTACCAATTTACGGTATGACTGGGATGGATAAAATCCTAATTAAAACACCAGATGCATTATTAAATGGTGAAAGTACAGTGAGAATTATCCAAAGTTGTTGTCCAAATATTTTAAATGCGTGGGAGATGACAACATTAGATATCGAAAGTTTATTAGTAGCCATAAGAATTGCAACGTCAGGAAGTATCATGGATATTTCAGAATATTGCCCAAACTGCAGTACTGAAAATACATATGAATTGAATGTCAATAAATTTTTAGAACATTACAATACATGTAATTTTATTTCTGATGTTATGATCGGGGATTTGATTGTGAAGTTAAAACCTCTCACTTATAAAAAATCTACTGAATTTGGTTTAGAAAACTTTGCGCTACAAAAACAAATTAACCATATATCACAACTCGAAGATGATAAAGAAAAGAATACTTTAGCAACTGATGTTTTTGTTAGATTTGGTGTTTTACAAAATAAAATATTGTTAGCCAGTATTGATTACATTGAAACACCAAATGGGATAGTTTCTGAATTTGGATTTATTAAAGAATGGATTGATAACTGTGATGGATCGGATATTTCAAAAATCAAAGAATCAATGGATATTAACAGTAAAGAATGGCGGTTACCATCAAATACAGTTAATTGTTCTAGTTGTGGTTTTCAACATGATATCGAAGTTGATTTGGATCAAGCCAGTTTTTTCGATATAGCCTAACAAGAATGTCAGACTCAGAAATTGAGGAGTAT